GATGAATTTGGTAATGCTTTTGGTGAAGTTAGAATCTTTGGAATAGAAAACCTTGTAGAAAACTTCACAGAGTCTGTTATCTGGTCTGAAGGTGAAACTGACCGTATGCTAGCAGAACAATATGGCTTTCCAACATGCTGTGCTACAAGTGGTGCTGGTACATTTAAGCAAGAGTGGGTTAGGTACTTTAGAGGCAAGAAAGTATACCTCATGCAAGATAATGATGAGGCTGGTAGAGTAGCTACAGCTAAGCTATGTGAGAGATTAGATAGCGCATGTGATGTTTATGTAGTTAACTGGCCAGAAGATTTCCCTGCGAAAGGAGATATAACAGACTTCTTCACTACTTATAAAGGTACCAAAGAAGGATTCCAAAAGTTACTTGATAACTCTACATTATTTTCTCGTGTTGTAGCAGACACTGAAGAAGCCATAGAAGTATCTTTAGCAGATTCTTCTAACGCTATATACCAAGGCAAGCGACTTAGAACACATGTTATGGTGTCAGGTAAAGACGCAGCGCCATTTCTTTGCCCTAAGAATATAAAAGTTACTTGTGCTTCGTTTGATCCTGACGACAAGAAGTGCTGGTACTGCTCGTTATTAAAAAATGAAGGTGAAGTTTCTACAGAAATAAAGGCTTCAAATAAAGACGTGCTTAAGCTTATAAAATGTAATGAGCAAGTTCAGAAGAACATGATATGTGAAATACTAGGCATTAACTCAAAGTGTGTAAAGTTTAACCTAGACATAACAAAGTACATGAACATTGAAGAGATTAGATTAATACCAAAAGCAGATGCTAACTTTGGCTTTCAAAAGGTTAGTGAGTACGTAGTTAGAACAAGCTACTTTACAGGTTCTGAACTAGCTAGTAATAAAAGGTACACACTTAGTGGACATATGTTTCCTGACCCTAAGACACAGTATGCTACTTGTGTGTATGATACTGCAGTACTTGATAAAGATGCCATTAGTTCTTTTACGTTAACTAAAGAAATATATGAACAACTTAAAGTATTCCAACCTACTGAGGGTATTAAAGAAAAGTTTGATGAGATATATCAGGACTTAGAAAGAAACGTTACTTATATATGGCAGCGACGCGAAGTATCTACAGCAGTGGACTTAGTCTTTCATACAGCATTGCACTTTAACTTTCAAGAACAGTTTGTTAAGAAAGGTTGGGGTGAACTTCTGATTATAGGAGACTCAGGACAGGCTAAAACTACACTTGTAGAAAAGATGATGGCTCACTACAAATTAGGTGAAGTACATTCTGGAGAGTCTGCTAGGAGAACTGGCCTTGTGTACAGTGTTCAGCAGAATGGAAACAGATGGTTCTTAGTATGGGGCGCTTTGCCTCTTAATGATGGCGGCTTAGTAACTATAGATGAGCTCTCTGGACTAGATGAGACTGTATTATCGGTTATGTCAGATATAAGATCTTCAGGTATTGCTAAAGTAACTGGAGTTATAACCTCTGAGACTACCGCTAGAACTAGACTTATATTTATATCTAATCCTAGAAGTGGTAGACAACTAAATGCAGAGACCCATGGAGTAAATGCAATACTAAAACTATTTGGTAAAGCAGAGGATGTTAGAAGACTTGACTTGGCTGTAACAGTAGCTTCTGGTGACGTTAATGCAGCCCTAGTAAACCAAGCAGTTAGTGCAATGCCAGACGTAGACCATGTGTACACTAGTGAATTATGTAATTTACGGGCCCTATGGGCTTGGAGTAGAACTCCTGATGATATAGTGATAACTAAAGAAGCTACAAAGTTAATACTAAAGTTAGCTATAGCTATGGGTGAAAAATACTCATCTAGAGTACCACTTGTAGAAGCTGCTGACCAGCGACTTAAAATAGCTAGACTATCAATTGGGTGCGCTGCATGTATGTTTTCTACTACAAATGGTAACGACTTAATAGTTGAGCCTAAGCATGTAGAGTTTGTAGTTAACTACATGAATGAAGTGTACTCTAAAAAGTCAATGGGTTATGACTTACTAAGTGATATTGATAAAGATAACTCAGACACATCTGAAAATAGACTTCATGACTTACGTAAGCAGTTCTTACGCTTACCTAACCATGATCATAATGAGTTAGCTGCAATACTCTATGGGTTACCTTACTTCAGTAGACACACCCTTGAAGACTACACCGGGTTATGCACTGAGGAGTTAAAGTCATTACTTAAGTTCTTAACTACTAATAATATTGTAGATAAGTACAAAATGGACTATAGAAGAATGCCTTTAGGAACATCATTCTTAGAGGACTTAGTCAATAACAAGATAACTAATGAAGAAATTTCATTGGCTAGGAAAGGATACTATAATGAGTATTGACGTATTAAAGCACTTTAAAGTTATCTCTACAATAAACCAGAATGAAGATGAAGCTGGTTGGAAGCATGCAAGAAGAAGAGGCATAGGAGGCTCTGATGTAGGAGCTATTTGTGGTATTAATAACTACACATCTGCTAGGCATATATACCTACAGAAGACCGGCCAATATGAGTCTGAATTTGATGGTGCTTCACAAGAAAGAATGTTATTCGGTCACTTACTAGAACCTGTAGTAGCCAGCGAGTATAGTAGAAGAACTGGTAAAAGACTAGCTACAGCAAATGCTACAGTGTGCCATAAAGATTACCATTGGGCTTTAGCAAATGTAGATAGAATAATGCTAGATGAGAACGATAATCCTGTAGGTATATTAGAGTGTAAGACTGCTGGAGAGTTTATGAAAGATGACTGGGCAGATGGAGATTTACCTCTATCTTATATTTATCAACTACAATGGTACTTATTTGTAACTGGTATGAAGTTTGGCGCTTTTGCATGTTTAGTAGGAGGCAACAAATTCTTCTACTACGACGTTGTTAGAGATGATGACTTAATAGATATGATGTTCAAAAAGGTTGATAGGTTCTGGAACTACAATGTTAAAGAATTAATAGCTCCTGATTTAGATGGTTCTTCTGCTTGTGAAGAGTTTGTAGCAGTAAATGTTCAAAAAGGTACTGAGACAATACTTGCCGATGACGTCTATGATGACTTAGCTAAAACAGTAGTAGATGTTAAAGCTGAGATTAAGAAGTTAGAGAAAATCATGGAGGCTGCACAGTATAGACTTAAAGAACAAATAGGTGAACATGAAACAGCGCACACTACAAACTACACTATAAGATGGCCTAGTAGAACTCAGCAGAGAATAGACTCTACAATATTAAAAGCTAAATACCCAGCGATAGCTGCTGAGTGTAGTAAGACAATATCGTTTAGAGTGATGCAAATTAAAGGAGGCAACTAATGTTACAGAAAATGCTATATAAACAAGAAGAACTTCAACGTAGGCTAAAAGCTATAGACTTTGTAGATGAAGAGGCTAGAACAACTTACATTAAAGAACACGCTCAATACCTAGACCAAGAGCTACATGAAATGCTAAGAGAACTACAGTACTTTAAGAAATGGAAAACGTATGACTGGTCTGATACTGAGAAGGGTCTTAGAAAAGATAACGCAAGAGAAGAGTTTATAGATGCTTTTCACTTCATGCTTAACATAGCACTAGCATTAGAATTAACTGCTGAAGATATTTATAGGATATATTGCTACAAGAATAAAATAAACCATGAAAGACAATCTAATAACTACTAGGAGGATTTATGATTATTATAGGTGGCAATAAGCAGCTAAACGCAAAACCAAAGTGTACCGTTAGAATTGATGACAAGGTAAAGTCTTTTAATGACTTTGTAACTATCGGTATTGAGGGAGAAAAGATTTCTATTATGCACAATGCAGATGCTATAACATTAGGTATAGCTGTGCAGGTAGTAAAAGAACACTTTATGAACTGCTATAAAGACTTAACGCTAGAGCAGAAGAAAGTAGTAGATGACTACTTTAGAGGTCCTAATGAACAAGATTGAAGTAAGCATACTACACGAGAGTCACGAGAACCCTGCTGGGATGATGATGTTCCTAGCTAAATTGACTCAGAGAGGTCATGCTATTAACACTATGACGGACTTAAAGATTCTGTATAATGACTGCTGCACCACTAGGCATAACGTTAAGAGAATAGTTCAGCTGCCTCATGGCACTATTAAAAGATTTACCCCAATCACTATAGCTGTTGTAGGAGCGTCTCGGCTCTTCCTAGCGCAAGCTAGAACTCATCAGGTTGGTATTAATTTTGTGTCAGCTTC